GTCAGAATACCGTCTTGATATCCAGCTTGCTTTACTTCTATATATTCAGCTAAATTAAAGCTTCGACGAAACTGCTTATTCGATATACCTTTGTGGATATAGTCTGGCTGATTGTCTAGGCTACTCACAGTTTTTTGTGAGTCTGAAGATATAGTTAATACCCCATTAGCTACTTGGATATCAATATCACTGGAACTAAATCCCGCTACTGCAAGCTCGATTGAAAATTCATCTTCGCTTTTACGAATTAAGTTGTGGGGTGGATATGTATCTTTATAGTTACCGGATCTTTCGAGTTGGTTAATTAATCGATCGAATCCGATAAAAGATGGTCCCATTGTGGGAAAGTGCTGTAGTGTCATGTGAATGACCTCCTATTCTATAGCAAGGTTAGTAGTATAATGAGACCGGACCATTCCGCATCTCATTACTTATTTATACCGGGATTAACTGTTCCCGATATTATATTTGGGACAAAGTTCCCAATTCGCTTTATCTTGGTGAGATATAACTTTAATCTGTCTTAGAGGTGCGACTTGTAGTTTCTCAGAGCTTACCATACTAACTAAACCCCAATCTGATAGAAGCGTAGCAATGGTATTACGGCGTTCGATATCGTTTACCGTTAGGTTAGACGGCTTAGCGTCAAGAAGAAATAGTTCCTTAAAGTGCGTAATAAAGTATCTACCTTGCTTGTGTAGTATATGACAAGATTGATACAATTTGCGATCTTTACGAGATGCTACACCAATACGGGTTAGTGTCTCACGTACCTTTAGGAAATCATCTGGTTCGTTCAGTGTTACTTCAAGCATTGATCCTGGTGTCCAGTCATCAACAACTTCACTAATATTATTATTTTCCACCTTTGTATAGCCTCTGCTTCAATTCATTAATTTGCATATCAGATAATAGATAAAGAACTTGGCGAGCCTTTTCATTACTATAGCCATAATATTCTTTTACTACTTCCACCGAACCCGGATCAGACTTTTTTAACCATTTAGAAAATCTCTTTCTAGGTCTGATACTATTTATAAGAAAATGATATTGAAGCTTGTTATCAAGGTGGTGATAGCGGTTCATCTCATTAGCATATAAAACGGTGTCGTTAAAGTAGGATAGCCCACGATTAATCATGTAAGGGCTATAGCCTTTCTCAGATGCATCATCTACCATTATATCTTTCTTGGTAGAGTTAATGCTGTTAAGGTAGTCAAAGGGATTCATTATGAGAACTCCACGCTGGCCATTAGTTCTACCATGCAGGCAACGATATTAAGCTCGTGATCTGCAACGAAAGCATTCTTATATTGGTAGTCAGCAAGGATAAGAACGGTTTGTGGTATAGAAGAGGGACTAACGTAAGCATTAAGGTTATCATATATCTGGCGAAAGATAGCTGCAGGCTCTGTATCGATATTGTCCACTACCCACTTACGCATACCCTTGAAGTCTTTTGACTTAAGGTAAGATATAAGAACTTTAACATTGTCTTCGGTTAGGTTAACAAGTAAGCCTGAGTCGATCGTACCAGATACAGAATAGCGTTGCAGTTCGTTCAAGACCCTGCGGAAGTCTGGGAAATATTTCTCTACAAGTGTTGCAACAACTTTTTGGTCAAACGTAACATTTTCTTTTTTTAGGATATCGATAACCCGACCAAAGAAGCCAGCAGCAATAGCAGGCTTTTCTCCGTTAGGAATAGAGAATTCGTAGACAGAGCATCGAGAGTGGAGAGGCTCAATAATTCGATTCTTGAAGTTGCAGGTTAGAATGAAACGACAATTATTAGAAAACTCTTCGATGAACCCACGGAGAGCGGGTTGCGTAGATTGCGGATTAAGGTAGTCTGCTTCGTCGAGGATAACAACTTTGTAGCCTCCTTGAAGAGAGACTGTAGAAGCAAAGTGCTTAATCTTGTTTCGGAGTGTATCGATGTTACCCTCCTCTGAACCGTTAACGACAATATAGTCTAGGTCCAGTTCTTTACACAGAGCTTTAGCAACTGTGGTCTTACCAACGCCTGCAGTACCAGTGAATAGCATATTAGGCAATTCCCCAGTAGAGACTAGGGTGTTGAATGTGCTCTTAAGCCCATCTGGGAGAACACATTCGGACACCTTAGACGGTCTGTACTTTTCACACCATAGAAAATCTTTACTCATAACGAACTCCATAACAAAGGTATATTATATCACATTTTAACAAGAAAGTAAAAGACTATGTGGTAGTAGTAACTGATTCGTAGAGTTCCTCCATTTCTTCTACTTCGCTCTGGAACTGGGCAAAGGTTTGCTTATGGTACATAACAGCAAGCTTATTAATATACTTTTTATCAATACCTACCTCATCAGAAAGATCACCCACAATATTTTTTTGTAGATCTTTTTCTGCTTCAGCACGAGTTGCTGAGTTAGACCATTCCTTAATAGCATTTAGAATCTTGGTACGATCCGCTGGATTATTCACTACCATTTGCATCACCTTCTTCAATTGATGGGACTTCATCAGATTCTGTAACGCTCTCTGATTCCTGCGCTTGTTTAATAAATCTTGCGAACTTGTCATATACATTTCCTACAAAGGATAACTCATTAGCCTTAAAGGCTCCACGTTCTGTTGAGGTGTTAATAACTCTCAACACATTCATTAGGTCGTCGACTGATAGACCATCTTCTTGCTCTGACATATTACCCTCCAAAGGTTGATTTCTTTTCTAGAGCTACCCAGTATTGGGTGTTATTGTTTTTAGCCGTAAAGCTAGATAGTAGTTTAGACGAGATACAAACATCGTAGTCATCGTTAACAAACTTAAAGTTGCCAATGTTAAAGACGAGGTTACACGCTACGCCGGCGGCCGAACAATTAGGAACATCTACTTCGTAGGTATTAGAGGTAGCATCTTCTGTATCTGTAACAACTAGTTTTGGTGGTTCGTCTGGATTAATACGAACAACAAGATCCGTTACCCCAAGAGCAGATGAAGCCTTTCGAATATCTGCCATGTCCGTAGCGGTAAGTGTAAAGGTTACTTCGCACGGTGGCATAGTAATATCTTTAGTCGGGGTTGTTAGGATAGAAGCATCTGAAAAGAAGTACTTGACAGAACGATTACCCTCTGAGACCTTAACAAATTTCATATTAGGGTCAAAGTCAAAGGTAGGATCATCGAACATACTAACTACACCGAGGAATTCGTTTAGGTCGTATATACCAAACTGATTAGGTATAGATTCAGGAATAGTTGCCTGACCCATAATAGTTTTGCTTTCTGACATAGTCTTTACGATGTTGCCGGGGTTCATTACAATGTTAGCGTTTATGCTAGCAAAGTTCTTTAGGGTAGAGAGTGTTTCTTCACTTAGTTTCATCATCAATTCCTTCTATTTTTACGTTAAGACTATCATTATACCGTACTGTTACTGAATCCGTAACCCCCTCTGTCGATTCTTTTAGATCAAAATCTGTTAAGAAGAGGAGAGAGCAAATGGCGTGGGCAAGATGATTAACCCCTGATTCTGGGTCGATCTTTTCACCTTGCATATATGCAGAGATATGGCGTAACGCTGCAGCTTGGTATCGACGAGATTCGACCTTTTCCCAATTAAATCTGTCGTACTTTTTAGCACCATAGGTTAGTACCTTAACTACTTGATCCATTGCCCCAAATGGGACTAAAGAATAGTCTGGCTTTTCCTGGTCGTACTTAACACCTTCACTCATAATATATCCTTATAGGTTATCAATAATGTTGTCAATAGCTGAATTGGTATCATAGGTGTCCTCGAGAACAGTCTCAGGGTTTGCATCCACCTTCGTGTAAAGGTCAAGGAAAGCCTCTTTTGTGTCTTCGTCAAATCGAGATACACAAAGCTTAATAGCCTTAAGCTTATCCTGAAAGATAGAATAGCTTTGAACTATATGGCACAATCGACGTGTTGATATTACTTCGTCTACACCACCATCCTCAAAGGTCTTTCGAATAGTCTCTGACCATACAGTAAGCGTATCAGCAAAGCTTTCATCTAAGCAGTTAAACTTGTGCATATGGTTAACTACGATCTTCCGTTCCGTGGATGATGTAGCATATGGTTGCTCGAGGGTAATCGTGAAACGTTCCAGGAAAGCTTCATCGATAATAGTAGCAGCAATAAAGCGACCATCATCTGAGCCTTTACCCTTCGTGTTTGCAGTCGCGATCACGTTAAAGCCATCTAATGGAGTAATGACTTCGCCAGTTTTTTTAATGAGTACTGGCTTACCCTCGAGTACCCCTTGGAGACACATGATTTTGTTCGAACCACGATCTATTTCATCGATGAGTAGGATTGCTCCTTTTTCCATTGCTTTGATGACTGGGCCTTTATTAAACACAGTTTCGCCATTCACCAAGCGGAAGCCACCGATCAGATCATCCTCATCTGTCTCTGGGGTAATTTGGACACGCACGTATTCGCGGTTAGCTTTAGCGCACGCTTGTTCTACCATCATAGTCTTACCGTTACCGGATAAGCCTGTAATGTATACTGGATAAAAGATCTTAGACTGCACAATCGAAGTAACGTCTTTTGTGTGCCCCCAAGAAACAAAGGAGGGATCTTTCTGAGGTACAAAGACCTCATCATTCATAATTGAGGTAACTGCTGACATAATAGTTTCTTTTTTCTCGAATGGAATAACCAAGCCATTTAGCTTGTATACGCCCCAGCGAACCCTAGGGTTAGACTCGGTAAACCTTTTGGCCTGAGCATCGGAAATACCTAAGGTTTTAGCTACTGAAAGTATTTCCTTAGGTGTAAATTCACCGGTGTTACGGTCTGGGTAAGTCTCAGCAATTGCACTAAGTAGGTTTTTTTCATTTAACATAATATAGGTCCTTATCAATTTATATGAGTATTATACCGTAAAAAGGGGGTGTCTGTAACCCCCTAAATCGTCATAGATCGTAACGTTAAGCTATTGCCTCCGCAAATTTAGTGGCTAGGACACGGTTAGTCTTCTTAGACTTAGAGTACTTAGAGAAGGCCTTTTTGATCTGTGACTTAGAAGCATCGGGGCTAATCTCTAGGGTCTCTATAGAGGTTTCAAGGGATTTACCAGAAGCTTTAATAACAAAGAACTGGTTATACCCACACGTATCCTTATATAAAACTAATCTTTCTTTCTTATAACCTTTTCTGATCTCCTCATCTACTTCAGTAATACCAAGGCGATTCGGATGATCATTCTTATTGCTATTAGTCCAGATTAGATAGGAACAAGAATTAATATCTCTATTATTAGAGGTTATATAGAAACAAGTTGTATTTATCCCTTTCTTAGAAAGTTCTTTAACTAAATGACTAGATATAAATTGACGGTAAACGTTGACTATCTTATTATTAAAGTCAATAGCATATTCACTATGGGATACCGAAATATTTGGATCTAATCGTTCATAAACTGTTCTTGGTGGTGAGCCTTCGCCATCAGACAGAACTACTAAATTTGTTTTTTGAATCCCGTGTTTTCTCTTAAAGTCAGAAATAACTAAGTCTGCTACCATAAGGGCTTCAGATAAAGGTGTTCCTCCCAACCTTTCTAACTGGGAGATCTGATTTCTATTTTCTTGAAACAGATAGCCAGTATAGAAAAGTTCTCTATAGGCTTCTTGATAATCTGTTTTACCAAATGATGAGCTAAGAAGGTGTAGCATACTAACCGAAGAAGGATCTATTTCTCCAGAGCTTAGCGCTGACAAATCTATATCAGAATTCCATTGCTGGCGAGTAGTAAAACTATAAACTTCAAACGGGATGTTTACTTTTTTACAAAAAGATATTAGGCTTAGAGTTTGGTTAATAACATCGCCGATTGTGCTCTGCATAGATCCAGAAAAATCTACTAACATAACCATACCGTGAGATTGGGCATCAGCAAGGTTTGTTACCTTTTGAAAGATATCTTCTTCGTATTTGTAGCTATGTAACTTGTTAACGTTAATTGTGCCAGAGTTAGATTCTGAAGCTCGAATAGTTCTAAAAGCAGCTTTGCGCATCTCAAACTCTTTTGCTAACAAAGATGTAACTTTTTTAGTATCGGATTCAAAGTCTTTAAATGCTTCTGATAGTTCTCTTTCTGTGTGGCTGTACCAATATTCTTTTGCTTTAATTCGTGCTTCTTTTAATTTAGGGTATGGTACAATAATATTTCTAGCAACGAATCTTGACATAGGAGCAAGATATTTAGGCTGATTAGATCCTGTTGTGCTTTTAAGTTCTAGCTTAGATTCGTTTTCTCTAAAAGCCATATCTGTTTCTGATTCAATATCAGATTCTTCGCTTTGATCATCCCCATCCGAAGAGTCACTAGCAGCCTTTTCTTCTTCTACAGGATCTTGGTTAGACTCTTGATCTGTTTGAGAGACAGAATCTTGATTTACCTCTTCACCCTCTTTATCATCATCATCATCGTCTTCGCTGGAAGACTGAGCATCACCGCCGGATTCTGTATCTTTTTCATCACTCTCAGACCCAGTAGAAGATGATTCAGACTCGTGATCCTCATCAGAAAAATCTTGATATTCTTCATCGCTAGAATCTTCAGGTGAAGGTATTTCGTCTTCTTCTTGATCCTTCATAAATTCATACAAAGCCTTAGAAGCTTCTAGAACATCTTCCCAAGTTTCGGTACTAAAAGCTTTGTCCACATATGGTTTTTCTTCAAGGCTGAAGTCAACATCAATTAAGTCTCGAAGCTTGGCTTTCAGATTTATTCGATCGATTAAAGAATATTCTTGTAAGTCTCTACCTTCTGTCTTAAAGAAGTTCTGATCGGAAAATACTTTATAGCCTTTCTTAAAAGAATTAACAAGGCCAGGATACATAGATTGGATTTTTCTTTCAATGCGTATATCTTCTACGACATTTAAGAATGACCTTGGAATCTTAAGATCTTTAGGTGAATCATGCCAACCGTCTGCAGGGGTAAAGAGTGCGTGGCCTACTTCGTGGCCTATCAGAAGATCTTCAACGTCTTTACCAAAGTCTTCCCAAAGTGGAAGACCGAGTACACGCTTTTCGACATCAAAGTACGCAGTAGGATAATTGCCACGTTGAACAGTAATGTTCTCGTTGGCAAGAAGGCGAGCTAAGATTGACTTGGATTGTTTAACCATCTGTTTTCTCCATTTGATAGAGACATTTTACCGTATACTAGGGCTATTGTATACCCCTCGTTACGATTTATGACGATTTAATCCCCTGCTAGAAGCATTTTAGAGAAATTATGCTCTTTTTTAAAGGTTATCTTATTGCGGAACTTACCATCCAGTAAATCCCCTTTATGTGATATAACAAATACGTTGGTATTACTATCCAATGTATTCAATATCTTCATAAGGTTCTCTACACCATCATGATCCAGCGAGGAGTCAAAGGTTTCGTCCAATATCAATAAGTTGGTAGATGTAGAGTTCTTCATTCTAGCTATCTGACGCCAGGTAAACAATAAGGCCAAATCGATCCTTTGTTTTTCTCCTTCAGAAAAGGAAGCATAGTTAAAGTTATCACGATGACGGGATTTTATAGTCTCTGAGAAACTTTCATCTAGGTTAAAGGAAACAAAGAAGTCCAAGACTTGTAAGTATTTATTAATTAGGGTGTTCATAACAGGAAGATATTGTTTAACTACTTTAGTCTTAATACCAGTATCTTTAAGCATTTCCCCTGCAACAGATAGATAAAGTCTTTCGGATGATATGCGATTCTTGTTTTCGGATAATGTATCCTTGGAATTTATTAAATTGCTGTATTCACTATTTGCTTCAGATAAATCTCCATGGGTAGTAGAAAGTGATTCTATCTCTTTTTCAATAGCCTTTATTCTGATTAGGGATTTATTTATAGATTTGGTGTTACCAGAAATATTATTGTTCAGATCTTGTATATGGCTAAGGCTAGAATTAACTTCTTCTATAATAGCGTCATACTCTGCAGTCTTGCCATTGGCAGAAGATAGTGCATCACTTAACTCCTTTGCTTTCTTTTTAGCCTCTGCCAGCTTTAAATCTTTTACGTCAGGTTCAATCTTTTGTGTGCACGTTGGGCAATTATCATTTTCTTCGTAGAACTTAGCTTCTTTTACTACGCCACTGATTTGCTGCTGGAACTGTGCTTCAAACTTAAGGAACTGATTTCTCTTGGTAGATGATTCAGTCAACCTAGTATTGAGTAACTCTAGGTTTTCATCTATAAACCCCTTCCACTCTGTGCTGTCATTCTTAAGAGATTCTATCTCTGATTCAATTGTAGATATTTCCTTATTCTTGCCTTTGATCTGTTCATCGTTAATTTCGGTTATATCCCGAATATACTTCTGCTGAAGAGTAATCTTTTCTTTGGTTAGATCTAGCTCATAGGCAAGTCCGTTTATCTGTTCTTTTAGCTTTGAATCTTTCTCTCTTAATAACTGGCTCATCTTAGAGAATATCTGTATATCAAGAAGATCCTCGATTACGTCTCTTCGATGAGGTGTTGGTAACTGCATAAAAGGTATAAAAGAAGAAGACCCAAGAACCACAATCTGATGAAACGACTTATGATTAAGCTTTAGTATATTCTGCTCTAAGAAGTTCTGATAATCCTTAGCTGCAGAGCTTTGATTAATCATATTACCGTTTTGCCAGATCTCGAACTTAGCTGGCTTAATACCACGCTTAACAACAAACTTATGCTGACCTATATCAAACCCTACTTCTACCTCACAATTCTTATTATTAATTGAATTTACTAACTGGGGCTTATTTATATTTCTATGAGGCTTACCGAACAATGCAAACGATAAAGCATCAAGTAATGTGCTCTTACCTGCACCATTCTGGCCAACTATAAGAGTTGTCGGGCTACGGTCTAACTGAATAAGCGTTTCTTCATTACCGGTAGAAAGAAAGTTACGCCATTTAATATTACGAAAAGCTATCATACAATTTCCAATGACTGGGCTTCAACAAAAAGACCCCTCATTAATCCCTTTAATGTATCTTTATCTAATTCTGTATCTACAGCATCAATATATGAATCTAATAGCTGTGTTGTATCTTCCACAGATACTGATTCATCATTTACGCTATCTCCAGAGAATTCCTCAAAGGTTTCTGCAATTTTAAGTTCGTGAATATCTTCGCTTTGGACTTTATCCACAAATCGATCAAAGAGAAATGGATCAGTCTTTTTAGCTACAATAATCTTAACAAACTTGTCTTTTAAGTGATTAGTATCATAACTATTATAATCTATTTTTTCGTCGTTGTAAACCACTTTTTCAAACATCGTGTTAGGATTTCTAACAGGGGTAATTTCTCTTGTTTCAGTATCTAATATATGGAAATATTTAGGATCTTCTGAATCAGCCCACGTAAATTCCATCTGCGAACCGAGGTAATGTATATTGCCACGACTAGACTTAGTGTGAAAATGACCAGATAGAACCATTTCAAAGCGGTCAAATATTTCTGTAGTCATACCATGTGCATTTGGTACGCCTTTCATCATATCAAACCCAACAAGCTCTAGGTGTGCGCCAACGATAGAAGCTTTACAATTTTTAATAAAATCGATTGATTCCACGTAGTTCTCACTATTAATCCACGGAATTAATGCAACTGCGCATCCGGCATAATCCATAACCTTTGGCTTCATAACAATATTAACGTTTGAAGTGTAGTAACCAAGCAGTTCTTTTAGTGAGCAAAGATCGTTTGTATTCTTATAAAATACGTCGTGATTGCCCGGGATGATATCCATAGTAATACCATCTCGCTTTAATATATCCAGGAACATCTTACGATTAGCGTTCTGAGCCTTAAAGTTTATAAACTTACGATGGTCAAAGTAATCACCCAGATGGATTACGTCTTTAATGTTATTTTCTTTTAGATAAGGGAAAAAGACCTCTTCATAAAACTTCCTTTGGTATTCAATGAATATGTCAGACGAGTTACGCATACCTGCGTGTGTATCATTTAGTATAGCAATCTTCATTATTAACCCATAAACAATTCAACGCCAGAGTTGGCTTTAATTTTTGCTTTCTGTTTTTCTTTCTTAGAGAATTCTTTAAACTCGTTATCAGATTGCTTAACTCTATCAATACGATTACGTAGCTCATCAAAGAATTCGTGATTACCTCCTTCATCGTCATCCATAAAGTCTTCGAATCCTGCTTTCTCGATCCATCGAAGTTTTACATCCTGCTGCTTCTTTTCTTTTTCTATTCGTCTAAGAAATGCATAATAACATATTTGTGTAAAATAGGCAAATGCATTAGGCATACCTGTACGTGTTTTTGTTTCAATGTTATAGTTGTTTATTGCACGAAGACAATTTTCTACGGCATCCATAACCATTTCTTCACGATAGGTGTATCGAACAAAGTTAGACTTATGCGCGAGTCCTTCAGATATTTTCAAAAAGCAAGTAGCAATATATGTAGGAACAATTGGTACTTCAGTGCACTTTTCTTTTGCTTCGTTAACACTCTTAACGTAGTCTACAATAGAAAGAGAAAATTCCCTGTTGTTAACATAGTGTGGTTTATCTTTTGGCTTAACTTTTATTTCTGACATAGGTAGTTCCTATTTTTTTATACTAAAGTACATTATATCATATTTTAAAGAAAAAGTAAATATAATTTTATTTTCAGAATAGGGGTATACGGATCATGGTTTATATGATATAATAAGAGAGTCTTCTCTGGAGAGGGATGATATACTAATGTATGTTTATAGAATCACAACCCTCTTCTTCTATTTCAAAGTCATCTTCGTCTTCATCTTCACTGCTGCCATATTCATATTGTAAAGCTGCTTTTATATATTTAGCTTCTACTTCTTGTGAAACATTAGTATATGCTACAACGGCATTAACATTTAATCTTATTACGTCATCATCTGAAAGAGGCATATATCGAGTAAAGTAATATGTTAAACTGGAGTCTTTTTCTTTATAGAGATTTAGCTGGCAGGGATGTTCTAGTACTAATGTCTCAGATGATGATTCTGGGTTTACATAAGATACTATTTGATCCCCATTCGTTAATTTAATATTTCGAATTGGTTGTAAGGAAGACATATCTTCACCATAGCTCATAGCTTTATCTCATAAATTTTGTAGTTAAATTTTTGTGAGGTATACATCTTTATTCGCTCTGCTGCATGATTTAGTGTATAATTCTTACTTTGTTTCCAGTGTAGATCATCAGCAATATCAAATAACTTAGTAGATCTACCATCATCACTCTTTCTTAGTCCTCTACCAATACTTTGTAACACCCGGATCTGACTCTTACTTGGTGCTGCAAAGATTATATTATGTAGATTCTTAATATTTATGCCTGTTGAAAATGTGCCTAGTGAGGCAACGATTATAGCATTCTTTTCTTTCTCTGTAATCTCACGAACCTTCTCTCTCGTATCTACATCAGTGTTACCAGATACAAAGAATATTTTTCGTCTCTTATGCGCCTTTTCTAATATAATATCATATAAAGGCTTTCCGTGCTTTTCGACTAGCTGAAATAGAACTAGCGTATTACCGTCTTGGTCTAATGCTAGATTACCAATAAAGTTATTCCGCGGTGAATGAGAGACAATAAAGTCTATTTCTTCTTGGTATTTGACTTTACTTATAAGCCTAGCATATTCGTCAGCATACTTAAGAAGAAGTACCTGTATCTCGAGAGAAGCTAGATCCCCTTCATCCATAAGCTTCTTAGTAGTTGTTACATAGTATGCAGGACCAAAGTATCCTTCAAGTACTAGCTTATGAACCTCTGTGCCATCCAAAGTGCCTGTAGTGCCAAACCTATACTCTGCTTCACGACATTTGGATAGTATAGATGTTAAGCTTTTAGCTTTAAAGTTATGTGCTTCATCACCTACAACCATTCCAAAGGGTTCAAAGTATTGGCCCTGAAGCTTATAGACGGATTGCCAAGTTGTTATAATAACTCTCTGCTCAGAATACTTTTCTCTCCCTGAATAGATTCTATGGCAGTTATCTTCCGAGCTAAAGGTTTCATCATACTCAGAATAGTCTGCAAAGTCTTTGTACATTTGCTCTACAAGCGACGTAGTAGGTACAATAATAATTACCTTTTTGTCGTGATTCTCTAGATACCATCGAATAAGGGTATAGATGATTAGAGACTTACCCGAAGCTGTAGGTGATATAAGCATCGCTCGCTTATTTGTTAGCGCATGTCTTACAGCGTCTTCCTGGTAATCTTTAGGAAAGATCTCCTTTCCACCAGACGTATAAGTTATATCTTTCATAAAAGAGGGATCAACCTCTTCATGAATTGCTGGTATACCGTAATAGTTATTGTGTATTAGCTCTAGGGAATAATCTCTACCAGGAGTATCTGCAAATTCTTTAAGGTACTTAAATAGACCTGCTGGTAATTCTCGCGTACGAACATCGAAAAGCCTAACCTTACCATCCCAAAACTTATTCTTATATGATGGCATAAACTTATAGTTAGGAACATAGAAGCAAAAGAAATCGGATAATTCGTTTGCTATGCCAGGATCGCATTCAATATGCAAAAAAGAGAAGTTCTTATATTGTACCTTAATGTTAGTCATTAACTGCCCGATTCAAATTTACGCCAATCAATCATATTTTTAATTGTAGAATGACGCCATCTGATATTACTAATGATTTCTTCTAAAGTATCTATCATGGTTTTTAAGTAATCAATACGTGCGTTTGCCTCTTGGATATGTGGATCAGCATCATAATAATAATCCATTTCTCCCTTAAGAATCTTAAGCCCGTTTAGAGCATCGTATTCCCAACCCAGCTGATCTATCTGATCCTTAGTTAGTTTACCATTGTACCAAAGCCACTTATTCTTTAAAAGAATCTTAAATTCGGCATCACGCCTTTTAAGCTGTAGTTTGCTAATGGATAGAAGTTCTAGATATTTTGAGTGAAGTGCTGCTCCATCTTTTGAAGCTTCATCGAGTCGGATATCATCTATTAGAGAATCCTTTTTCCACATTTCAAGTATTTGATCTAAAGTCATAACGTAGTTCCTTTCAATTCATATAGTATATATTATATCACATCTCGCTTAAATTTAAAATAGTCATATTCAAAAGCAACCGTTGCGGTTAGGTAGGTAATGTCAGAAGATGTAATATCAAACGGGATAGATCCTAGACTGACTGGCTGTGCATTAACAAACTGGATTTCTCGAGCCACGTTGTTATTAGAATCTAATATAATCAGTTGTAAATCCCGCTGTACCTTAAGGGATTTAGTCTCTTGCTCTGTAGTTAATCCATAGATCCAATCATGTATTTCCATGTAATTGATAAGCTTCTCATCAATAAGGAATGTAAGCTCCAAAGAGCCGTAATTAATTTTAGATGGTGTAGAAAGTATATTTCTTTGACGAGTGGATATTTCCGGGTTCGAAACAGACATTTCAGGTAAAGCCACTTGCTGTACATTAAACTGCGCATTAGGATATTTTAGATTATCTATTACCAACTGAAAAGAAGTTGGGTTTACATAGTTCAAATCCGTAGCTAAGACAGATGACGGTTCTTGTACAAAATTAACCTTTAAGTCATATGGCATATTGATTATCCAAAT